CACAACATCCGAGGACAGCATCGTCCGCCAGCCTACAGAAGTCCGGAAAGCCATGGAAGGTCGTTGGGAGGAGGTACGAATTCTATCATGCAAAAAATACGTAAAATCGATAACGCCTAGAAATCATTCAATACTCGCACTATCGAAAGTTTACCAGCCAACCGCGGCACGTTCCTGCATACGACGTGCCGCAGCTTCTGTTATTCCACGATAAAATTCCTAACCGAATTCAAATCCTTCAGACTATTCAGCTCTTCCTTCAGCTCCCGCTGACGGCGATAAATCTCGTCATTGCGCTCAACCTGTGCCTGAGCCATTGCTGCCGCCAGTTCTTCCAGTTCCGGCATCGACAGTTTCACCTGCTGATTATCGGCATCGCTCCACGCCATATGCGTTTGTGCTGTGACAGATTTTGCCAGCATGACTACCGGGGACAGGCGGCCCAGTGAGTCGGGGCCAGCATTCCAGACACGACCGTTCCATTCAAACGTGAACGGCTTCGCCTCCTGTTCTGTGCGCCATGCTTCAATTTCCTGACGTCTGGCCTCTCTGGCCGCTTCCAGCATTTCTGGTGTCACAGTGAATGGGGCTATCTCACCCCATTTGCCACTTTGCAGTTCCTGCCAGATTTGCTGACCCGTCGGTGCGACATCATCAGCGGTGGCTGTGTAGGGGACTGCCTGGTCCCTGTCGTCAAAAAAAACGTCACAGTCTACTGCGCCACTTTCGGTATAACGGGGATTAATGATTTTTTTAATTTCCACGGTGCATTCCTCACGATGTGCGAATAAAAAGCCCAAGCATTGCGCCAGAGACATATGTATCCGGCACCCCGGACAGGGCGCAATATGACCCCGGTAATGAATGCTCTGAACATCCCGTAATGAAATATTGTGGGTATACTATATGCGTTCCGGTGGGAGTACAGGGAGCTGAAATCCCCACCGGTCCCAGTCGTGAGCCTCTGTATGACCGCCCCCTGACAAGTCTGATGACTTTATCACCGTCAGCTTCTCCCTGGTACGCAGCAATAATCAGCCCGCCAATGTCAGGGTCTCCCCATCTGTTGCGGACAGAGCTCGCCACGATTCTGTAAATAATATCTTCTGTGGTTATATTTATTTTCACCCAGCCAGTCAGTCTGGATATGGGCCAGTAGCAGTAGCGGGTGTGATAAATGGGGCCGTTAATGCCGTAAAAAGTAAGGGATTTGGCTCTGCGCCGCGGTTCCCTTGTCTCAGGGCGTGCATCAGTCCACCGGATGCTGAGCACCCCTTCAAACAGTGCGTCGGGTATGATGATGTCGTAGGGGCAGCAACGGAATATTCACCTGGCAGCGCATTCCTTACCCAGGCCAGGAAATCATCCTTAGCGTCAAAACGGATAACATCTTCATACAGAAAAGCACGCCCAAAGCCGAATGCGCCGGGTATCGCCAGACGGCCTTTTGTCCGGTCGTAAATGTCGCTCTGTGCTTCCATCGTGGCCGCACTTTTCAGCCCCAGATTATCCCGGGACTTCTGTTGTGCCTTTTCGCCTGCTGCTGCGATTTCAGACAGATGGTTAGCCGTTTTCAGAGTGCCGGTCAGCGCAGCATCAATGTCATTTTTGGCCTGTTCTGCTGCGCGGGCATAACCTGCGGCTGCCGCCACATCCTGCGCCGTCTGCTGTGCGTTTCCGGCTGCGCTCCCGGCACTCTGCTGCGCCTGCGCCACCATTTCCTCAAAGCGTTTGACGACATCCGGCTTCAGGTCGCCCTCATCAGGAGCAATCAGAAAGTCATTCAGCGTGCCGGGCTTTGAGTCGTCGTATACAGCAATGTCGCCAACACAGTACTCGTTGCGCCAGTCCTGTTTCAGATACACACCATATTTTCCAGTCCGCGCATGGAAACATACGACAGGCTTTCAGCTTTTCTTTATCTTCGTCGCTGATTAACCCCAGCAGCAGGTCTTCTTCCCATTCCCCTGTCCGGGCACTGACCTGAGCCAGAAGGGCATCACGCTCATCTTCCGCTTTAAGTCTGTAGTCAAAGACAAATTCATCATTGCGGTAAAACCAGTAACCCGGCGCGGTAATCCGTCGGTTAGCGGTAATATCCGGAACTTCGATAACGCTGGCATTGCGTGGCTCGATGCCTGTCACATCCTTACCGACCCACACCACGCGACCATCTCCGGTGTAAGCTATTTTTATTGTGTCGCTGGCGAAATTCTTCAGCTCTTCATACCAGTTTTTTCCGTCTTCTGAAAAAAGCCAGGTGACCGAATATCGTTTTGTCATCTGATATTGTTCTGCTGTTTTCGGATTACCCGCAGTAATATTTTTTAAATGCAACATTGTTAAATACTCGCTACGTTATACCAGGTGCCATTAATCAGTTTTTGCAGTGGTCGGTAATACACACCGTCAACGTTATCCGCTGAGTTACGGCCGGTATCCGATATCGCCATCCCTGACAGCCCGTGTCCCGAAGGTGCGCAAAATCTCCACGAAACGGTGTTACTGCCGGGGCTGTAATACATTTCATGGCCATACCGTACATCCTGTACCCCCTCTGTTCGATATTTATAGCGGGCATCGAAGTTTCCGTAATTTAACGGAATTACCTGTCCGTTAACAGTGAACACTATGCTATTATCCGGGTTTCTCTGGCTGAAAAAATGCCAGCCTGAATCATCAACAAGCTCTGCAACAACAGGCCTGGATGGATTACCCCACAAACAAAACACTGCATTTTTCGTGGAGTTGTTGGCGCTGGATAACGTGAATTTTCTGGCAGTTCCGGCCTGAATATTCTTAAAAGCAATAGCCACGCCATTCTGAAAACGAAATACATGCTGTCCATTAGCATAAACATCCAGCAGACCATCGCCATTTTGTTTAAACCCGGTATCGTTATCTCCTAAAACGATTGAACTTCCACCTAACGCATTCGTCGTACCAATTCCAAGACAACCATTAATGACGGCATTAACCAGAATATTTAGTGTATCCCATTTGAGATTCATCAGGTCTTTAACCCGGCCGCCAGCGAGGCGGTGTCTCCATTTGAAATATTCATTACCGTTATCCGCCGTTTCAAACCACATGTAGGAATCGGTGTCTGCATCCGAATCATTTTTAAATCCAATCTTCGCCCAGTCAGTATTCCGAATCCAGGCGAGGATTGAGTCGTTTTCAAAAGTAAGTCCACCGGACAAGGTATCGCCTTCCTGATGAACATAGCGTTGATCTGACTGCTCTTTACTGTAAACCTGAAGATTATCCCGTGCCGTCCCTTTATTCTGAAGGTCTGACAGATTGTTCTTCTGCCGCAGGAATATCCTTTTCGGATCCTCAAGAAGATTTACCCAGCCCGCACTGTCGGAGCCTTCAGGATCGGTCAGGTTATCGTCTGTGGTATTCAGCCAGACCGCTGTTGTTGCGACTCCGGCGAGAATGGCTCCTTTTGCATATCCACCAATGGCCCCCGCAAAACCGGCATTATACGTGTACAAACCGCCAGCCTGGGCGAACCGTATTGCTGCGGTAATATCGTACATCAGACCGTTAAAATCCTTGCCGTGTGGCGGTACCCCGTTACTTTATTCGTACCCCTTATAATGGGGTGTTAGCCAGCCAGACCCGGCATGATTACTGCCCCAGTCGTCCATGATCCGGGGGGTGATGTCACCGGGTCTGGTGGGGCGCTGGTAACCGCTAATAGGGGTCAGGTCAGGCACTTTTGCCGGGACCGTCTGTAACGTGGATGCCGGTACCTGCTCCCCGTGGTTATCTGGTTAACCCATATACAAGGGAGACAGAATGACCGAATCCAGCGATTACGAATCCGTCCAGGTCTTTATCGGCGTTGATGTCGGTAAAGATACGCATCACGCTGTTGCCATTAATCGTTCAGGTAAACGCCTGTTCGATAAAGCATTACCCAACGACGAAAACAAACTCAGGTCGCTAATATCTGACCTGAAACAACATGGTCAGATACTGCTGGTTGTTGATCAGCCAGCTACCATCGGTGCGTTACCTGTCGCCGTTGCCCGCTCAGAAGGAGTCCTTGTCGGATACCTCCCTGGACTGGCCATGCGCCGCATAGCCGACTTACACGCCGGTGAAGCTAAAACTGATGCTCGTGACGCTGCCATCATTGCCGAAGCTGCCCGTACCCTGCCTCACGCGCTACGCACGCTGAAACTGGCTGACGAGCAAATCGCCGAACTCTCCATGCTCTGCGGTCGATGATGATCTTGCCGCACAGACAACGCAGGCCAGCAACCGTATCCGCGGCCTTCTGACCCAGATACATCCGGCACTGGAGCGCGTTCTCGGTCCGAGACTTGAGCACCCGGCGGTACTCGATCTTCTCCAGCGATATCCCTCACCAGAAAAACTCGCTTCGCTGGGTGAGAAGAAGCTGGCAGCCCAGCTCTGCAAACTTGCGCCTCGTCTGGGTAAACGCCTTGCAGCAGACATAGCTCAGGCACTGGCCGAACAAACCGTCGTCGTTCCCGGCACGAATGCCGCTGCCGTAGTACTGCCACGTCTGGCACTCCAGCTCATCACGCTGCGTAAGCAAAGAGACGAGGTGGCGCTTGAGGTAGAACAGCGAGTTCTTGCTCACCCTCTTTACCCGGTCCTGACCAGTATGCCCGGAGTCGGTGTCAGGACCGCAGCCAGACTCCTCACCGAGGTCGCCTGCCGCGCCTTCGCCTCTGCCGCACATCTCGCTGCTTATGCTGGCCTTGCGCCGGTAACTCGGCGATCCGGCTCGTCAATACGCGGTGAGCATCCCTCGCGACGGGGTAATAAAGCTCTCAAACGGGCGTTGTTCCTGTCGGCCTTCGCCGCGCTCAGGGATCCGCTCTCCAGGGCTTACTACACCCGCAAAATGAGTCAGGGAAAACGACACAATCAGGCGCTTATCGCCCTGGCGAGACGACGCTGCGACGTTCTGTTCGCCATGATGCGCGACGGGACTTTTTATACCCCGCAGGGGTCATAACATGCTTGACAACTTAATAGGGGCACCCCCGCTGAGACCGCTGTCATGGTCGTCGGAGGAAAACCTGAATCATACGCAGCATTACCGCTCTCTCTGGTCTGCTGTGTCGCCTTGTCCGGGATACGGTTTTTATCTCCGGTACTCGCAAAGGGGACCGCCAGCTGGCGGGGTTTATCACTGGCCTTCATTACGGGACTCCTTTAAAACTACTGAAACATAAACACCCGGCGGGGACGGCAGTGCACCCGACGACTGGATAATCGCCAGTTCTGCCGACGAGAGCGCGGACTCAAAGACGTAACTCATCCTCAGCCCGCCATTATTCAGAACATAAGCCCGCCGTTTTTTTCCGAACATAAACCTCAGCATCCGGTTAATATCCGGAACGGAACAGTCAGTAATATTCGACATGGCTTTCATCAGGATCAGTCGCCGGTATATGGCATCAGTCAGGTCAACAGTCCGGGTAACCGATTTTCCGTTGTAAAACGGTGCCTGATTAAACGGGCGGGAATCATCCATTACCGGGGTGTCCATCCTGGACTCGCTGAAGCCCAGGTAATTAAAATCGTCCTTTACCGTCAGCCGGCGACTGACACCCACAATCTTTCCCCAGACATCAAGACCATACTTTTCTGCGGTATCGATGTTCCAGATAAGACCATAAAAATCACTGATAAAACTGTCGGGGGAGAGCGCTGCGTTAAAGCTGTTAATGAGGGCATTGAGTCGGGAGCTGGCAGCATACTGCGCAAGCACAGTGGCAGCCACATTCTGCACGTTATGCCTCCTGGAGTTTCACACTGATATCCGACACATCCAGAACCGAAATCTCATCTATCCCGAAAGTGACAGCCGTTGTCCATGACGAACCGTCACGGCTCACAGTAAGGCCCAGAATATCAATATGTTCCGGATCGGTTTTGTAAATGCCGGCATAGTAGCGCCCGGCAGAGACAACAGAGGCAACTCTTGCCCGCAGACCACCATCTGTACCATTAAATGCGTCCAGCACGGATTGCTGTACCTGTCGGGTAATATCTGAAGGCAGGTAGTCACTTTTTTTCAGCGTCACACTGACATGCAGACTGACGGGTTTGAGTGTCTGCCAGCTGATCACGTATTCAGGATACGGCGGATCGTACTCCTTATCTGCAACAGTGAACGTTGTGTTGCCATTCATATCAATACCCGGCGGAGCCTTACGCCAGATGGCCGCCGCGATATCTGCCGGGCTGCCGCCGTACACGCCAACATAAAGCGAACCGGGTGTTAATGGATACTGACTGACTCCGGCTTTTTGTTCTGTTTTTTTCGGATTATGGGTGACGTAAACATCCACCACGTTTTCTACCGTGGAGAGTATTTCACCCCGGATGGCTTCCAGAATATTCCGGGCATTACGGGCAACTGAATTACGTCGGCGGTTTTCAAAGTCCGCACGGGTTTCCTCATCGCTGCCCGGCACACCGGCACGGGCGTTAGTGACACCTGACCAGCCAGGTATTGCCTTATAAATTTTATTCAGCGTCCCCACAGGACAGCCGACGGGGCCGGTGGACAAATTCAGAAATACCGCATCAACCTGCCCTGATGCGCCGATAGTGACGTCTGACTGACATACTTATAACCGGCCTCATCCTGCGCCATACTGCCCGCCGGGATCAGCGTGCCAACCAGCCCGGTACAGGTCGCTGTTACTGTCGTACCTGTGGCCCCACGGCGCTCCAGGAAATAAATCCTGCCTATTGCATCCTGAAAGCGACCACTGGAAAAGTCAGGGTTGATCTGGTTAACGATATACAGCAACTGATCGTTTTTATCCGCAATAATGGCGCTTTCGCTGGATGCAAGTTGTCCCTGCGGACTGCTCAGACTGGTACTCATGGCCCCGCCCAGCGCCGCCGAAAAATCAGCAAGCCTGCCGCTCAGAATATCCGCTTCATCCGGCACATTCAGCCCGCTATCCGAAATCTGTACAGCGGGCACTGCGGTAGAAAAAGATTTATTTTCACTCATAGCAGTACCGTAAAAATGTCATTATTGGTATCTGTAATACGCAGCACACCTGTTACTGTCCGGGTTTGATCAGCTGTGACCTGGCAGACAGCGGCGCTCACGGTCGGCAGTTTAAGTGCTTCCTGTTGCAGAGTGGCATTCACCAGTTGTGTGCCGGGCCAGTGTCCGAGGATGCGTGGCCAGTAAGGTATGCCAGCCGTTGAGTCGTACCAGCACTCCCCAGAAAAGTACTGCACGCACACGCCACATCCTGAGCTACCGCATGGGGATTATCAGTAATGGCAAGATTTCCGGTATCATCAAGCAGGATATCCCATGTCCCGGTGTCAAGAAGAAGTGATCGTGACTGCATGTTTTCTCCTGTTTACCGGGGTCCCTGCGTGGTTGAGCCGCCGGACTCAACGCCGCCGTGAACGTGGTTTCCAAAATCAATACCCCCGATGTTCGAACCGCCGGAAAGCCTGGACTGCCCGGTAACGTTAAGCCCCTTACTGACGGCGGTATCGCCGTTCAGCGCAATTTGTGGTGAGTTAACGGTGAAGCTTTTCGGCGCATTAATCACACCCTCAGGCGCAGATATCTCCACTTTCCAGGGAGATACAATCCGTATCTGGTTGTCATCAAATACCACAAACTGGACGGGATCACCGTTGAGCACGCCACCCAGCCAGATGGCATCAGCATAATTATGGGTACGCTTTGATCCCGGCATCGCAGCCTGACACGTGGCTTTTACCGCACTGATATCCCGATCGCAGATGGCAAGAAAACCGATATCCCCCACATGTGGCGGCATAATCACCGCATTACTGAGGTGTACTGGCAATAGCGGACACTACCATTTGTTCTTTTTTTAAGCAGCCATCTGATGATATTTTTCCCTGAAGGCTGCCAGGGAGATATTCCCCAGACGAGAGTGACGACGCTGACGATTGTAGAAAATCTCAATGTATTCCCGTATTACTGAGATGGCTTCATCCCGGTTATTAAAACGATAGTGGCTCAGGCTCTCATTTTTCAGCGTTCCCCAGAAGCTTTCCATCGGAGCGTTGTCGTAACAGTTACCTTTACACGACATTGATGTTTTCAGACCAAACTGCTCCTGTATGACCCGGTAATCGTATGCGCAGTACTGTGAACCTCGATCAGAGTGGTGGATTAGCCCGGCAGGTGGGCGCTGGCTCCTGAGCGCCATAAACAGGGCTTTACCTGTCAGCTCTTTTGTCATGCGCTCTCCCATGGCGTAGCCGACAATTTCGCACGTATAAACATCTTTGATGCCAGCGAGGTACAACCATCCCTCCTGTGTGGCAACATACGTCAGGTCCGCCACCCAGACCTGATTTGGTGCTGTAGGAGCGAACGTCTGGTTCAGCAGATTTGGCGCAACTGGCAGATTGTGGTTCGGGTTCGTAGTCGCTCTGAACTTGCGTTTCTGCTTACAGCGTAGCCTTAGCTCCTTACGAAGACGTGCCAGTCGGTCACGACCAACGATGATGCCATTCTCTGCCAGCTCCGTCTGGAGCCGCCGGGTTCCATATGTTTCGCGAGTGCGGATATGTGCCACCTTAATCTCCAGTTTTAGCCGCTCATCACTTTGTTTTCTGTCTGAGGGTTCATGCTGTACCCAGTTGTAATAACCGCTCCTGGATACACCAAATACCTGACACATCGCTTCAATGGGAAATTGTTGTCGCCATTGTTCGATTAACGCGTATTTTTCAGCGACTCCTGTGCAAAATACGCTGTTGCTTTTTTTAATATATCTCGCTCAAGGCGAGCTTCATTTAACGCCTTACGCAGTTGCAGAATTTCAGATTCCAGTTCAGCCACCGTGCGGGAACCAGGAGTACCGAGCCCTTTTCTGGCGGCGGTAACCCATTGTCCTAAAGTGCCTTCAGGAAGGGATAATCGGGAAGCGCCTTCACTGATCGAAAGTTGATTTTCAGGAACCGTTCTGACAGCTTCGGCTTTGAACTCTTTAGAGTAACGTTGGGTTTTTCTGCTCATTATTAGCTCCTTCTGATGCCATTCTATTTCAGGAAGGAGTGTCCGTTAAACTCAGGCTACCTCACAGCCGAAACCTCCAGCGCCTCCGGCATGGGCAATGATGCCACCGTCGAACTCTCTCCAGTTGCTGGACGAAACGTTCTCGGTATCCGGGACGGAATCATCAGCGACCAGACAGCATTGAGAATGCTTCAGGAGTACATCAGGATCCAATGCCTTGGGGGTGCCCCTATTAAGTTGTCAAGCATGTTATGACCCCTGCGGGGTATAAAAAGTCCCGTCGCGCATCATGGCGAACAGAACGTCGCAGCGTCGTCTCGCCAGGGCGATAAGCGCCTGATTGTGTCGTTTTCCCTGACTCATTTTGCGGGTGTAGTAAGCCCTGGAGAGCGGATCCCTGAGCGCGGCGAAGGCCGACAGGAACAACGCCCGTTTGAGAGCTTTATTACCCCGTCGCGAGGGATGCTCACCGCGTATTGACGAGCCGGATCGCCGAGTTACCGGCGCAAGGCCAGCATAAGCAGCGAGATGTGCGGCAGAGGCGAAGGCGCGGCAGGCGACCTCGGTGAGGAGTCTGGCTGCGGTCCTGACACCGACTCCGGGCATACTGGTCAGGACCGGGTAAAGAGGGTGAGCAAGAACTCGCTGTTCTACCTCAAGCGCCACCTCGTCTCTTTGCTTACGCAGCGTGATGAGCTGGAGTGCCAGACGTGGCAGTACTACGGCAGCGGCATTCGTGCCGGGAACGACGACGGTTTGTTCGGCCAGTGCCTGAGCTATGTCTGCTGCAAGGCGTTTACCCAGACGAGGCGCAAGTTTGCAGAGCTGGGCTGCCAGCTTCTTCTCACCCAGCGAAGCGAGTTTTTCTGGTGAGGGATATCGCTGGAGAAGATCGAGTACCGCCGGGTGCTCAAGTCTCGGACCGAGAACGCGCTCCAGTGCCGGATGTATCTGGGTCAGAAGGCCGCGGATACGGTTGCTGGCCTGCGTTGTCTGTGCGGCAAGATCATCATCGACCGCAGAGCATGGAGAGTTCGGCGATTTGCTCGTCAGCCAGTTTCAGCGTGCGTAGCGCGTGAGGCAGGGTACGGGCAGCTTCGGCAATGATGGCAGCGTCACGAGCATCAGTTTTAGCTTCACCGGCGTGTAAGTCGGCTATGCGGCGCATGGCCAGTCCAGGGAGGTATCCGACAAGGACTCCTTCTGAGCGGGCAACGGCGACAGGTAACGCACCGATGGTAGCTGGCTGATCAACAACCAGCAGTATCTGACCATGTTGTTTCAGGTCAGATATTAGCGACCTGAGTTTGTTTTCGTCGTTGGGTAATGCTTTATCGAACAGGCGTTTACCTGAACGATTAATGGCAACAGCGTGATGCGTATCTTTACCGACATCAACGCCGATAAAGACCTGGACGGATTCGTAATCGCTGGATTCGGTCATTCTGTCTCCCTTGTATATGGGTTAACCAGATAACCACGGGGAGCAGGTACCGGCATCCACGTTACAGACGGTCCCGGCAAAAGTGCCTGACCTGACCCCTATTAGCGGTTACCAGCGCCCCACCAGACCCGGTGACATCACCCCCCGGATCATGGACGACTGGGGGCAGTAATCATGCCGGGTCTGGCTGGCTAACACCCCATTATAAGGGGTACGAATAAAGTAACGGGGCGGTAATTTTACTCATTATCCTTCAAATCAGATTCTGTTGTCAGAGGAATGGGGGAAGCTGGATTCGCAAGAGCTTTTTATGGGCAGTTTAGCTAAAAAAAGGCAACACGAAGCTAAAACTACCAACATAAAGTGCTGACCAGCTAGCAGCTGAAATCAGACTCACTGTATACACTTTCACTGGATGAAGTTGCAACATTCCTGCCACCAAAGGAGCAATATAACGCAGCACGGCGATAAAGCGCGAAGTGAAAAGTATTGACACAGAGTTATTTTGCAACTGAAGGCGAACCCGTTCTATTGTATTGGAACGACTCGATATTATACATGCAAGTTGAGGGATATGCCCAATTATTATACCAAGATGGTAATTAACGATAGTACCGCACCATGCGCCACTCATGACCGTGATTCCAGCTTCCCATGGTGAAAGAGTCGTCTTGCTGACTGTAATTATAGTGGCCATCATAATTGATGCTGGTGGCAATATCGCCGAAATGAGTAAAGTGGATTTTGTGAACGCTATTATAAAAAGAAGCCCCCATAGGCGATATGGATGAAGTACAAAATAGTTCATCAAAGCATTTATCCACTCCATCAATGTCTTTCCTTCTGTGAATTTTTCTTTGCTATTTAACCGTGATACGACTTAATTTAGGCTTAAACACCTTACATTTACAAGGTACTCCTGTGGGGGGCCTGCCACGGAGCGTGGCAGGAGTGAGTGATGAGGAAGAATTAAAGCAACCTATTGTGACAGGCAGCGATAACAGTAAATCACAGGAAGCATAATCATGGCAAAACCGTAAGCGCCCCGAGAAGTACGTAGCGTAAGTGAGGTAGCCTGAGTTTAACGGACACTCCTTCCTGAAATAGAATGGCATCAGAAGGAGCTAATAATGAGCAGAAAAACCCAACGTTACTCTAAAGAGTTCAAAGCCGAAGCTGTCAGAACGGTTCTTGAAAATCAACTTTCGATCAGTGAAGGCGCTTCCCGATTATCCCTTCCTGAAGGCACTTTAGGACAATGGGTTACCGCCGCCAGAAAAGGGCTCGGTACTCCTGGTTCCCGCACGGTGGCTGAACTGGAATCTGAAATTCTGCAACTGCGTAAGGCGTTAAATGAAGCTCGCTTTGAGCGAGATATATTAAAAAAAAGCAACAGCGTATTTTGCACAGGAGTCGCTGAAAAATACGCGTTAATCGAACAATGGCGACAACAATTTCCCATTGAAGCGATGTGTCAGGTATTTGGTGTATCCAGGAGCGGTTATTACAACCGGGTACAGCATGAACCCTCAGACAGAAAACAAAGTGATGAGCGGCTAAAACTGGAGATTAAGGTGGCACATATCCGCACTCGCGAAACATATGGAACCCGGCGGCTCCAGACGGAGCTGGCAGAGAATGGCATCATCGTTGGTCGTGACCGACTGGCACGTCTTCGTAAGGAGCTAAGGCTACGCTGTAAGCAGAAACGCAAGTTCAGAGCGACTACGAACCCGAACCACAATCTGCCAGTTGCGCCAAATCTGCTGAACCAGACGTTCGCTCCTACAGCACCAAATCAGGTCTGGGTGGCGGACCTGACGTATGTTGCCACACAGGAGGGATGGTTGTACCTCGCTGGCATCAAAGATGTTTATACGTGCGAAATTGTCGGCTACGCCATGGGAGAGCGCATGACAAAAGAGCTGACAGGTAAAGCCCTGTTTATGGCGCTCAGGAGCCAGCGCCCACCTGCCGGGCTAATCCACCACTCTGATCGAGGTTCACAGTACTGCGCATACGATTACCGGGTCATACAGGAGCAGTTTGGTCTGAAAACATCAATGTCGCGTAAAGGTAACTGTTACGACAACGCTCCGATGGAAAGCTTCTGGGGAACGCTGAAAAATGAGAGCCTGAGCCACTATCGTTTTAATAACCGGGATGAAGCCATCTCAGTAATACGGGAATACATTGAGATTTTCTACAATCGTCAGCGTCGTCACTCTCGTCTGGGGAATATCTCCCCGGCAGCCTTCAGGGAAAAATATCATCAGATGGCTGCTTAAAAAAAGAACAAATGGTAGTGTCCGCTATTGCCAGTACACCTCAACCCGCCGCCGCTGAAATGCGCTTTCCGGTAAACGGCCTGGACTGCATCATCATGCGCATCAATTGCCGTACTCAACGCTTCCTGCGCCGCCAGTAATGCACGGCGTTCCAGGGTATCGAAGATGCAGAGTCGGTGACGCAGCTCGCGCGGAAGAATTGCCAGAACCGCAGGGATCAGTTTCTGAATTTTTTCCCTTTGCGCTTTCGTTTCACCTTTCAACCAACGGTGATAGATATTCTGCTGATTGTTCCAGTCCTTGCCTGGTACAAGGGGCAATTCGCCGCCCCCCTGGCGCAGATATTCTTCAGTAATTGCGTTAGCGACCCACGCCTGCCCTTTTTCGGCTGCCAGGGCTAACAACACTGATTCGATGTGCTCATGCCTGATTTTCATGAATCAACCGCTCCTATGCTGTTTTCGCTATGCTTACCGTCTGGGGGGAATACATCGTCAAGTCCACAATGAGCGCCAAGCCGATTAAGGGTAGAAACAATTTTTCTGCACTCCTCTAGTCCAGGGGTACGAAAATTTGCTTCGTAATTTGCCAGTCGGCTTTGTATCCACCCTAACTGAACAGCAAGTTGTCTTTGAGACAGCCCAAGCTGTTTTCGATATGTTGAAATTTTGTTCATTGAAAACCTCCGATGACAATTTTAAACACACCTTGTGTTATATGGTTAAACTGTTTTGTGTTTTATGTAAATCACGATTCGTGATAAAAGGATGCAATGGAAAAAGAAAACGAAAAAATTGCCGCTAGTAGGCTCAATGACAAAATTGCAATGCGTCTTAAAGAGCGCAGGCAGAAGCTTGGTTTATCTCAAGGAAAACTTGCTGAAATCTGCGGATGGACGCAATCGCGTATAGGTAACTATGAGGCGGGCAGCAGAAATGTTGGAGTACATGACGCTGTCGTATTGGGAAAGGCACTTGGCATATCTCCTCCTGAGCTCCTCTTTGGAGAACAGGAATCTTCTGAATTGTGGTTAAATGAATCCCAACGAAAACTTCTTGAGTTGTTTAACCAGCTACCGGGCTCAGAACAACAACGAATGATTGAGCTATTTGAAGTCCGGCTAAAAGAAATCGATGAGTATGTAGAAAAATATTTGAGAGGCAGGATTAAAGATAATCCCCCACCGGAATAATGATCTTGCTATCACAGTAATATGCCAATCAGCCCGCTATCAGCGGGCTTTTTTGTAGCATCATCATATGACACCCACCATAAAACACATTGCGTGTTGACACAAGAAAACAATTTGTGTTTAATAAGCATATCCAAACAACGCCCCACCAGAGAACGGCAGGACAATACCTCGAGTTATCCAGTCACTGAACAGGGCTAAGTAGCCAGCCTGAGGCATACGAACATGACGGCAGTTGTTGATTGATACAAAGCGCAGTAGATAAAACGTTCCGCCACCCGGCGTTAAGGGGAAATGGGGTCAACATGAATACTATCGATCTTGGCAACAACGAATCTCTGGTATGTGGTGTGTTTCCCAATCAAGACGGCACATTCACCGCCATGACGTATACCAAAAGCAAAACGTTTAAAACCGAAGCTGGCGCACGTCGTTGGTTGGGAAGACATTCAGGTGAGTAAAATGAACGAGACAGAATTAAAACACGTTATCGCTCTACTCCCAGAAGATGCAAAACGCCTCCAGCAACTGGAGCCAAATGCAGGCACTGGGGCACGCATCTGGCTGGCTAAAGAAGCGCTGGAATCTGGCGATTATGATAGCGAAGAAGCCTTCTACAAAGCAGAAGGCCGTGCAGGATATTCACCGGGTCTTGGCGGGGTATAAATACCATGCGCATTGACTGAATTCACAAACAAAAACAGACGCGCGATACCCGGATAGTCGGTCTGCATAGTCAGATATCTGGCTGCGAATTTGATAAATATCACCGCCCTTTTCGGAAACATAAGTTCCGTCCGGGAGTTGATTATACGAACCATCTCCATGGGGGATCGTTCTCCTGAATCCTAGTGAGAGCATATATTTATGAAGCCCTTCGTAATCCTCTGGCTCAGCATTATATAGTTCTACTCTGGCGAGATACGTTGGCATATTCATTTCCTTACTGGTTGTGTGAGAACTTCAGTAAAGATACCACCAAAGCCCGGAGGTGGTGAAATAAAACCGGGCACAACACGAAGGCGCATTTCCGGTATCCATAAAGAGTCGGTCTTGTCTGTTAAATTTAAATGGTGGGAGTGCGCCTCCGGTTGTAAATAACGACATTGCTGTGTGAAGTACTAGTTGGCGGCATCGGTTTAATTGCTGGCTGATGTCCGCCCTTTTTAAAGTGAATTTTGTGATGCGGTGAATGCGGCTCAGCGCACGCGGAACAGTTAAAACAGTAAGGAAAATCCCTTATTCCGGCGTTAATTGTTAACTGGTTAACGTCACCTGGAGGCACCAGGCACCGCATCAACAAAGTTCACTTCGGTGATGAAAGGAAAGAGAAAATGTTGAATGTAGCTATTGAAAACCAGAACGGGTGGAATTATAGTGCACCTGCACCTCATAAAACGGGTGCCGGGATTGCTACCCCGAAGTCATTCACGGCGCATAACCGCGCTCAGGCGGTTTTTTTATGCGTAATGCACAGCCACATTCAAATTATGGTGGGGCGTGCGGGGCAGTCGCAAGACTGGCCGGGTTCCGTGATGACCGGTTGTAGCAACCCTGTACGTCTCACCACCCATGAGATTGCTACCTCCGGTGGTGAGTTAATCAAATTCATCGCGGAGGCTGCCATCATGGCTACTACCCTTTCTCACCCTTGTGTAACCGTAGAAAACGGTCGCGCTGTCACTACGTCTGTTGCGGTTGCAGAGTTCTTCCACAAACGACACGACAATGTGTTACGTGCCATCGCAAATATTGAATGCTCAGATAAATTTACTGCCCTCAATTTTGAGGCGAGCGAATACACCGACTCAACCGGGCGCAAACTCCCAATGTACCAAATCACCAAAAACGGCTTCGTTTTCCTGGTTATGGGATTCACTGGCAAAAAAGCCGCTGCATTCAAAGAAGCCTACATTGCTGAGTTCGACCGCATGGAGGCCGAACTGCGCCAGAATAACACCCCACCTGCTGACAAGATGATTCCGGGTGATGGTCGCACTCTGGTTGTTCACTTCGACAAATTCGGCAATGTCGAATTCACCGAAACCGTTCCTGATGGCGCACTGGTCTGTAGCCTGGAGACTTTCCGGTTTTATCTGGAAAAACAGGGATGGACTCTTGTTAACCGGGGCGCAATTAAAAATATGACTGTGGAACAATTACTCAAAATTCATTGTTGAGGACGCAATAATGGAGACGTTATTACCAAACGTTAATACGTCTGAAGGTTGTTTTGAAATTGGTGTCACTATCAGTAACCCTGTATTTACTGAAGATGCCATTAACAAGAGAAAACACGAACGGGAGCTATTAAATAAAATATGCATTGTTTCAATGCTGGCTCGTTTACGTCTGATGCCAAAAGGATGTGCACAATGAATACAGTATTTGCACTCGTTCTGACGGTTTTTCTTGTTTCCGGTGAACCGGTTGACATGGTTACTGGCGTATACAGCTCAATGAAAGAATGTATGACTGCCGCAGCGAAACAGAAAATTCCCGGTGACTGTTATCAGGTCGATAAAGTTATTCACCATGATAATAACGAAATCCCGGCAGGTCTTTAAAACAGTTCCGTAATAAATATCCGGTTTCATTCTTATATGCCAGCAATGGCAGGGGTTCGCTCAACCTTAATTAAGGAGAAAAACATGATTACCAGTTATGAAGCCACTGTTGTAACTACTGATGACATTGTTCACGAGGTTAATCTGGAAGGAAAGCGTATTGGCTACGTGATTAAGACAGAAAATAAAGAAACCCCATTCACTGTGTGAGGTGTACTGGCAATAGCGGACACTACCATTTGTTCTTTTTTAAAGCAGCCATCTGATGATATTTTTCCCTGAAGGCTGCCGGGGAGATATTCCCCAGACGAGAGTGACGACGCTGACGATTGTAGAAAATCTCAATGTATTCCCGTATTACTGAGATGGCTTCATCCCGGTTATTAAAACGATAGTGGCTCAGGCTCTCATTTTTCAGCGTTCCCCAGAAGCTTTCCATCGGAGCGTTGTCGTAACAGTTACCTTTACGCGACATTGATGTTTTCAGACCAAACTGCTCCTGTATGACCCGGTAATCGTATGCGCAGTACTGTGAACCTCGATCAGAGTGGTGGATTAGCCCGGCAGGTGGGCGCTGGCTCCTGAGCGCCATAAACAGGGCTTTACCTGTCAGCTCTTTTGTCATGCGCTCTCCCATGGCGTAGCCGACAATTTCGCACGTATAAACATCTTTGATGCCAGCTAGGTACAACCATCCCTCCTGTGTGGCAACATACGTCAGGTCCGCCACCCAGACCTGATTTGGTGCTGTAGGAGCGAACGTCTGGTTCAGCAGATTTGGCGCAACTGGCAGATTGTGGTTCGGGTTCGTAGTCGCTCTGAACTTGCGTTTCTGCTTACAGCGTAGCCTTAGCTCCTTACGAAGACGTGCCAGTCGGTCACGACCAACGATGATGCCATTCTCTGCCAGCTCCGTCTGGAGCCGCCGGGTTCCATATGTTTCGCGAGTGCGGATATGTGCCACCTTAATCTCCAGTTTTAGCCGCTCATCACTTTGTTTTCTGTCTGAGGGTTCATGCTGTACCCAGTTGTAATAACCGCTCCTGGATACACCAAATACCTGACACATCGCTTCAATGGGAAATTGTTGTCGCCATTGTTCGATTAACGCGTATTTTTCAGCGACTCCTGTGCAAAATACGCTGTTGCTTTTTTTAATATATCTCGCTCAAGGCGAGCTTCATTTAACGCCTTACGCAGTTGCAGAATTTCAGATTCCAGTTCAGCCACCGTGCGGGAACCAGGAGTACCGAGCCCTTTTCTGGCGGCGGTAACCCATTGTCCTAAAGTGCCTTCAGGAAGGGATAATCGGGAAGCGCCTTCACTGATCGAAAGTTGATTTTCAGGAACCGTTCTGACAGCTTCGGCTTTGAACTCTTTAGAGTAACGTTGGGTTTTTCTGCTCATTATTAGCTCCTTCTGATGCCATTCTATTTCAGGAAGGAGTGTCCGTTAAACTCAGGCTACCTCAACATTCGCATCTGGTTCATGTTTCGAGGAAAACGATGTCGGGAAACATTGAAAGGCTGGGAGATTACTAACAGTAACATTAAAAAGGCCGGGAATTTAAGAGCGTTGATAGTTCATGAAATCAGTTCCGGTGAATTTGAGTATTTAAGACGTTTGCCCCAGTCCAGCACTGGGGCAAAAATGGTGACAACGAGGGTCATAAAAACATTCGGGGAGCTTTGTGATATCTGGACAAAAATTAAAGAGACAGAGTTAACAACAAACACAATGAAGAAAACGAAATCACAATTAAAAACACTAAGGATAATAATTTGTGAGAGTACCCCGATATCGCATATTCGTTATAGCGATATCTTAAACTACCGGAATGAACTGCTGCATGGAGAAACGCTTTACCTAGATAATCCAAGATCCAACAAAAAAGGAAGAACCGTGCGCACAGTTGATAACTATATCGCCCTGCTCTGTTCGTTGTTACGTTTTGCGTATCAGTCGGGATTTATATCAACCAAACCATTTGAAGGAGTAAAAAAATTACAGCGAAACAGAATAAAGCCTGACCCGTTATCTAAAACAGAATTCAATGCATTAATGGAAAGTGAAAAAGGACAGAGCCAAAACTTGTGGAAATTTGCCGTTTACTCCGGGCTTCGTCACGGGGAACTGGCAGCTCTGGCGTGGGAGGATGTGGATTTCGAGAAGGGAATTGTGAATGTCAGAAGAAACCTGACGATACTTGATATGTTCGGTCCCCCAAAAACAAATGCCGGGATCCGGACGGTAACATTACTGCAGCCGGCTCTTGAAGCACTGAAGGAGCAATACAAACTGACCGGGCATCATCGCAAAAGCGAAATCACTTTTTATCATCGGGAGTACGGCAGAACTGAAAAGCAAAAACTGCATTTTGTTTTCATGCCCAGGGTGTGTAACGAAAAACAGAAACCTTATTACTCGGTAAGCAGTTTGGGTGCAAGATGGAATGCAGCAGTAAAACGTGCTGGTATTCGCCGCCGTAATCCGTACCATACGCGACATACTTTTGCCTGCTGGCTGTTGACGGCAGGAGCGAACCCGGCATTTATAGCCAGCCAGATGGGGCATGAAACTGCGCAAATGGTGTATGAAATTTACGGTATGTGGATTGATGACATGAACGACGAACAGATAGCCATGTTGAATGCGCGGTTATCGTAG